CTGTCGCCCGATCGCACACACACACACTGGGGGGGAGATCGGGGTAAGCTACCGGAATGGCTCACGCTTCTCTCCGAGATCGCCGACACGCGCACCTCGAAACCCTCCGCGAGATGCTCGACGAAGCCCGCACTGCGGACCCTCCGCTCATCGGCGCGGCTGCGAACATCACCCGGCAGATCGCCGAACTCTCCGGGCTGATGGCCCCGCCGGCACCGCCCCGCAAGAAGCGCCCGAAGGAACACGCCGACCCGCTCGAGGCGATGCGGGCCCGGCTCGTCGACGTGCAGGACATGCGCATGAACGCGAGCGACCGGGGATCCTACGACTCGGCCGCCCGCCTCATGCGGATCGAGACGCAGCTCGTCAGCGACATCGCGGCGCTTGTCCGAACGCGCGAGCAGGACAAGGGCACGGTCAGCGATCAGCAGCTCGTCGACGAGGTAGCCGCCGACCTGCTTGCGATGCCCCCGGTGATGCGGCGCGCCGTGCTCGCCATCGTGCAGGCCGGTAGCGTCACGCGCTCCCCGGATGCCAAGCCGTCGAACTGATGGACCGCGGCCGACTCCGCGCCAACCTCGCCGAGCTCGCCCGCCGCCGTGCCGCGAGCCCGCTCGACTACGTGCGCTGGCTCGTCCCCCAACACACGTGGCTGTGCATGCCCGGGGACAAGCTCTACCGCGCTGGAAACCAGGCGCTGGGCAAGTCCACCGCCGGCCTCGCCGAAGTGATCTGGCGGTGCATGGGGACGCACCCGCACTACCCCACGAAGCCCCCGCCGATCGAGGTCATCGTCTGCAGCCTGAATCAAGCGCAGTCGATCAGCATCCAGGCCAAGTTTCACGCGTTGCTCCCCGCCGACTGCCTCGCCGACGGGTGCGTCTACAACGAGAAGACCGGCTTCGGCGCCAACCGGCCGATGACCCGCTTCGCCTGTGGCAGCACGATCCGGTGGGTGACCGACGACCAGGGCCCGCGATCCTGTGCCGGCGCCACCGTCGACGTGGTGCTCGTCGACGAGCCCTGCAGTCCCGAGATGATGCGCGAGCTCCGGAAGCGCATCCTCGTCAAGGCCGGCGTGCTGCTCGCGACATTGACCCCGATCAACGGCCCCGTCGAGCACATCCACGAAGACGTTGACCGCGGCATCATCCCCGAGGTTCACGCCGCGCTCACGGAAGCCAACCTGCGGCACGTCGACACCGGCGAGATCCGCACGCTGGAAGATGGAACCCTGTGCGATTCCGCATGGATAGCGGAGATGTGGCGCAAGGAGCCGAAGAGCTGGGCGGGCATCACCCTTGACGGGATGTGGGAGGTCCGTAGCGAGGGCGCGGTGTTCGGCCCGGTGTGGGATCCTGTCGCGCATGTGTCCGATACTGCTCGGCTTTCCGGCCAAGCCTACTGGAGCATCGGCATCGACTACGCGACCGCCGACCGCGAGCAGGGGTTGGTCGCCGTGCTTGTCCACGTCGAGCCGGGCCGGGATCCATCGGGGCGGATCGTCGAGTCGATCATCGTCGAGGATCTGGTGAGCCTGCCCGGCACGGCTACGGTGACGATGTTCGCCCAGGACATCCTCGCCATGCTGAAGCGCAACGGCCTGCAGTGGCGCGACCTGCGGACGGTGTACGGCGACAACCCGGTGACCGCCTCGCACGAGTACCGCGGCAACGCGGACCTATCGCGCCGGCTGGCGATGGAACTCAATGTGACCGCACAGGGGCTAAGTCCGCGGATTCTTTCAGCAAAGGAGCGCACGTCGGGCGGATCTCGGGACACGGGCGTCCGGTATCTCTATGCCGCGATGGCCGACAGCCGGATCGTGGTCCGCAAGCGATGCCAGCCGCTGATCGAGGCGATCGAAAGCTGGGATGGCACGGCCGCGAGCGTGTTCAAGGATCGTGTGGACGCCTGCCGGTACGCCCTGAAAGATTCGATCTTCCCGCTGGGTCGGTCGGGTGGGGTCACGGTGCGCTACGCGTAAGCATGCAGAATCACACGACCTCGGTTACCATTGGGGCCATGACCCCAGACCTCGGCAGCTCCGCGCTCGTCCCGACGCCGCCCGACCTCGACACCCAGCGGAGGTGGGCTCACTCGCGCATGATCCGCCGGATGCTGGACGGGTCATGGGAGAGCGACCTGCAGGAGCGAGTCGTGCGCGAGGTGGGCCCCGAACGCTCGGGCGGCTGGGGCATCGCGAAGACGACCTGCATGCCGCTTGTCTCGATCTGCCGGGAGACGAGCGCGCTCTACCTGACCGACTACGACGTCTACCAGGGCGATGCGCCGCTGTCCGGCCATCTCGCCGACGCGCTCACCGCCTCCGGGCTGCGGTCACGGATGCCGCGATTTCAAGCACTTACGGTGGGTATGCGGGAGTGTGCATGGCGGATCTCCGTCAACCGTCGCGGCGTGGTCCAGTATCGGCCGGTGTTCGCGGATATGATGCGCGCGCACGCCGACCCAGACGCCCCCGACATGCCGACGTGCGTTGAAGAGCTGCGGTGGCGGAAGGGCTTTGGATGGTGCTGGGATGTGCTCGACGTGAGCGAGGCCGACGACTACGAGGACGACGACGACACCCCGCACGCCGGCCCCGGCCCGTCCTACCGCGTGATGTCGTTCGACCGCACGCAGGATCTCACCGCGGCGATCCTCAAGCCCAGGGCCGGCGACTACTCCGGCGAAAACTACCCCTACCGCGCGAAGGACGGCACCCCGGTCCTGCCGTACGTGCTGTACCATGCCGAGACCCTGGGCGACCGGCTCTGGAACTGGCGCGGCAATTGGGAGACGGTGCAGGCGTGTCTGGACCTTGGCGTGAACAACACGTACCTAGGACATGTCCTAAAAGACACGGCTTTCAAGCAGCGTTACACGCTGAATTGTCAGTTCGTTGGCGGGGCCACGCAGGAGAACACCGACGGCACGACCCGCACGATCGTGGTCGCTGACCCCGCCGTCATTATGCACGCCGAGTCGACGCCCGGCCTCGACAGCAGCGCGCAGCCGATCATTGGCCAGTTCGACGACGCGGCGGACCCGGCCATGCTTGAGGGCGTGATCTCGTCCCTCGCCAACCGGATCGCCATCGACGCCGGCCTGCCGCCCGCGGACATCCAGCGCATGGGCGGCACAGCCAAGAGCGGCTACGCGATCGCCCTGTCGAACGAGGGCAAGCGCGCCGCGGCCCGCCGGTTCGCGCCCTTCTTCCGGCCGTCTGACGAGCTGCTGATCGCGACGACGGCGATCCTCATCAACTGCGCGACCGGCAGCAACCTGCCCGAGTCCAGATACCGGGTCGTGTACCGCGACCTGCCGCTGTCTCCCGAAGAGCTCGCCGCCCGCCGTGCCAACGTGATCGAGACGATCGCCGCCGGGCTGATGAGTCGGGTCAAGGGCTTCATGGAGCTCAACCCCGGGCTGACCGAGCCCGCCGCCCGCCTCGAGCTGGCGAAGGTCGACGCCGACCGCGCGGCCCGCGCCTCCATCCTCTGACCTCCAACCCGAGAGCATCGACACCATGCCCGACGACCAGCACGACGAGACCCCCGACATCCCCGACGACGCCACCCCGAAGGCCCGTGATCGCATCATCGCCCTGGCACAGCAGGGGGCCGCACTCCGGGCCCAGCTCGCCGCGGTGGCCCCGAAGCTCGCCGAGGTGACCGCGCTGCAGTCACAGCTCGCCGCCGCGACCGAGGCGCGCCTGCAGGACGCCGCGACCTGGGCCGCCAAAGAGCAGCAATGGCAGACCGATCGCGCGCTCGTCGCCGCCGGCATCACGGACCCAGAGGCCGCTGACATCGTGGCGCACGCATACGGCCGCGTGGCTGCTCCCGAGGGCGGCACGAAGCCGAGCCTACCCGAGTGGTTGGCCCAGCGTGACGCGCTCCCCAAGGGCGTGCGCGCGTACCTGCCCGATGCAGCCGTAGCCCCGCCTGTCGTCGCGCCCCCGGTGGTCGCGCCGCCCGTCGTCGTCAACCCGCCACCCAGGGCGAACGCAGGCGCCGGAGTCGCCGCCCCGCTCAATGGCCCGATGTCGTCCACGGAGATCCAGCAGATGATGCAGACCCCCGAAGGCCGGGCCCGCTACCAGACGTTGCGGACGGCCCACCTGGCGAGCCTAAAATAGCGCCGGCTTGACAACCCCGCGGAATCACTCTACATTCAAGGTATCAGCGGTCGGGTAGAGCCCCGTAAAAAGCGAAGCACGCGAGAGAAACAGTCCCCCTCTCTTGCTCCCCTTCGCTTCCAGGTGCTCCAATGGCTGACGCCCCGATCACGTACTCCTCGCTCTCTGACCTCACGGTCGCCTCCACCCTCGCCGCGGAGCTTCAGCTCAAGCTCGGCGACCGCGCCAGCCTCATGGGCCACCCCGCGATCGCCTACGTCGGCGACATCGCCGGCTCCGGGTCGAGCGTGAAGAAGGTCGGCATCATCGGCAGCGGGTTGGACGCGATGGCCGCCGTCTCCGATGGCGTCTCCGTCGAGTCCGTCGCGCTCACCAACGCCAACGTTTCGATCACGGTCGCCCGGCAGGCGCTCTACCGCGGCCCCACGGACCTGGCTTCGATGACCTGGGCATCGGTCGGCGCGCTCGTCGAGTACCTGACCAACGATATGGTCGGCGCCGCGCGCATCCGCGCCATGACGCTGATCGCGACCGCGGGCTCCGCGTTCATCAACAACGTCGGCACGTCGGGCGCCGCGCTCACCGTGACCAACATCTTCAGCGCGATCGCGCAGCTTGAGAGCGTCAGCGCCCCCGGGCCGTTCCTTGCGGTCATCAGCCCGAAGCAGCTTTCGGACTTCCAGTCCAGCCTGCGGGCCGAGACCGGCGCGCTCCAGTGGGTGCCGGCGACTCCCGAGATGATGGCTATCAAGGGCCAGGGCTACGCGGGTAGCTACCTCGGGATCGACTTCTTCGTGACGAGCCGCGTCATCACCAGCGGCGCCGACAAGCTCGGATTCCTGATCAGCTACGGCGCGATCGGGTACGCGGACGGCACCCCGGCGCCCATCGTCGGCGCGGGCGGGCTCGTCATGCCTGCCGGCTCGAAGATGGTCGTCGAGCTGGGCCGCTCCATCGAGGGCGCGATCACCAAGGTCATCGGCAACTGGTACTGCGGTTTCGCAGAGCTCCAGGACTCGATGGGCGTCGGCATCGTGACCCGCGCTTCGTAGTCTCCCGGCGGCGGGGGTGGCTAGCCGCTCTGGCTGGATGCTCTCCGCCGCCAAATCTCCACCCCTACCGAGAGCATCGACACCATGCCCATCGTCTCCAGTTTCGAACCCGCCGCCTACAGTGGCACCGGCGCCAACGCTGCCGGACTCCCGCTGAACCCGAACGACTACCCGGACTTCCGGCTGATGTTCCACCCCAAGCGGTGGCGGTTCAACAGCGACATCGGCGAATGGCTCCCCTTCCTCGCCCCGATCCATCTTGTCCCCGGTATCTCCGCGGTCGACAAGGACGGCGGCACCTCGCTCGCGTTCGCCGAGATGGAGCAGCGCGGGTACACGGTCCTGCGGGACGGCTCCGGCATCGCGAGCCCCGCGGCCTACGTCGCGCAGTACGACACCCAGCCCCTCCCCAGCGGCAAGGTCCCGAAGGCGTACATGCCCAAGTGGATGGTCCCCGTCCTGCTCGCGGGCGCCGTCGTCGTCAAGCACGACCCCGAAGCCGAGGTCGAATACCTCCGCGCGCTCGTCAAGTCGGGCCGCATCCCGGCCCTTGAAGACGACGTGAAGGATCTCCTCCGCGCCAAGGTCCAGGACGAGCACGACCGTGACGCGGGCGAGTCGACAGCAGACGGCAAGGCGAAGGCCCGCGCCGAGGCTGCAGCCGACATCCTGACCCGCATGGACGCCGCCGACGCGGGCGAGCCCGTCGCCCCGAAGGTCAAGGCCGGCGCTCGTAAGGCCGCGAAATGACTGACGAAGAGCGCGCACGCAAGGCGGCCGACGGCCTCGCCCGCCGGCACTACGAGCAGGGCGGCCCTGACGCCGTCAAGAAGTCCGAGAAGCTCCGCGAACAGGCCGTCAAAGACCTGATGCGGGAGCGCAAGAAGTAGACCCGTCAACCGCCCGAAAGGGTAGCCGCAAGGCTGGAGACTCACATGGCCACGTCCGATCTCGACATCGCACAGAACTTCCGCCGCGCCCTTTCGATGGTCGGGCTCGTCCTCCGTGGCTCGCCTGACGCGACCGACGCCGCATCCGTCGGCTTCGTGGTCGTCACGGGCGTCCCCAGCGGCGCCTACGGGTGGCCCGCCGGGTCGACGATGATCGCACTCCGCGAGGACGCAGCGAGCGCGGCCACCGGCCTCTACATCACCGTCAACGGCGGCACCAACTGGAGCGCCATCGCCGACACGACGACGGACGCCGAGCTGCTGGCGATCGCCGGGCTGGTATCCGCGGCTGACCGTCTGCCCTACTTCACCGGCAGTGGGACGGCCGCGCTCGCGACGTTCACTGCCGCCGGCCGAGCCATCCTCGACGACGCGACCGCCGCCGCACAGGCGACCACGCTCGGGCTCGGCACGACCGACTCCCCGACGTTCACTGGCCTCACGACCACAGGCGCCCACCTGTCGAGCGGTGGGGGCATCGGAGCCGGCTCCGGCGTCCTCACCCGCGTTGACGGCCCCGACAGCACTCACGGTATGGCCTCGCTCGTTTGGACGAACACCGTCGCGCCCGCGGCCATCGAAACGGCCCTGTTCACCGTCCCGGCCAACAGTGTCGTCGACTCCGTGCAGGCGACTGTACAGACCGCACTCACGGGCGGCGGAACGACCGTCACATGGTCGATCGGAATCACGGGCGACGTGGACAGCCACGGCACCGCGGGCAACCCCACGGACACCCTGCTCATCAACGGCAAGGCCAACTGGCTGGGCAGGATCACCGCCAACGCGGGCGCATCGCTCGGCAAGTTCTCCGGCACCACCGTTGACCTCAAGCTGATTGCCGCTGCGACCGGCGGGGCGACGGCGGGCAACACCGCCCTCACCGTCGGCACCGTCGAGGTGGTCGTCCGCTACCGCACCCTCATCAGCCTGGCGGACTAATCAATGTCCAGCGAGCTCGCCTACACGGCTCGCCTGATCGGCCCCGAGATTATCGAGGCCGGTCGCGCGAACATCATCACATGCCCGGTCTACACGGCCGGCGCATTGGTGACGCCAACTGCGGGCGTGCTATCGGTCTGGACCGGGTCGAACGCCTCCGTCTCTGCGGGCGCCGTCTCGTTTGTCGGGGGTGTCGCCACGGCCACGATCACGGCGCTCGCTCTGACGGACCTGCGGCCGGAGGACGGTTGGCGCTTCGAATGGGCGCTGACCGTCGCCGGCCTGCCGCTGGTCTTCTGCCGGGACGGCTCGCTCGTTTACCGCAGGCTCTACCCGGTGGTGACGGACGCCGACCTCCTGCGGTCTCACACCGACCTGTCAGCCCGCCGGCCCACATCCGAGTCGAGCTATCAGGACTACCTCGACGAAGCGTGGGCACGCGTCGAAAGCCGACTGATCAACACCGGCCGCCGGCCCTGGCTCATCATGAGCCCGAGCGCGCTGCGCGACGTTCACACCTATCAGACGCTCGTGCTCATCTTCCGCGACTTCGCGACGGGCGGCACGGGCTCGGCAGAGTGGGAGATGATGGTCCACTACGAAGCCCTGCTCGCGGCTGCGTGGGCAGAGCTCACCTACCCCCAGCGCGAGCCGACGACCGGGCAGGCCATCAGCGGCCCCGGGCAGCGAACACCAGCAATTCCAACCACTTGGGCAGGCGGCGCACGCACCGGCCGGTGGGGTGTCCAGTGAGCAGCGTTGCACAGGTCCGCGCCAACATCGCCGCCCACCTGGCAGCGTTGGGCACGCTGGCACGCGAGTCCACCGAGCCGCCGGAGTTCATGCGCGCCCCGTCGCACTCTCCGGTCCATCTGGAGTTCGGCGTGTCCTCCCCCGGCGACGAGGGGGTCGCGCGCAATCGCGCGTCGAAGACCGCGATCCTCGTTCTCATCGCGTACCACCTCCCGCCGAAAGACCGGGTCACCGGGTACGACACGATGCTGGCGCTTCACGCGTCTGTCGGTGCCGCGCTTGAGGCGACCGCATGGGGCGCCCAACTCCCGAAACTCGCCGCGATCACCGGCCTCCGTTCGACCCGCGAGCCGGGCGCCGATGGCTGGATCTGGCTCTCCATCACCTGTACCGCCCTTCATCCCCTGTAGGAGTCCACCATGCCTGCTCTCTCTGGCGTCCCGATCACCGGCAACGACGCAACGCTCACGATCTCCGACGGCGCCGCACTCACCCTCGTGATCCCGTTGACCAACGGAGATCTCAAGCTGGCCGGGTTCAATGCCGGCATGAAGAACGCCCGCCTGACCTGCATGCAGGAGGTGACGGACTTCTACGCACGCGGCAAGTACACGGGATCGAAGTTCACGAAGGGCAAGATCCTGGAGGGCTCGTTCACCGGCCAGCTTCAGGGGCTGCTCGGCGTCGCTGGCGCCCCGACCGCGCTCGACACCATCATGAAGGCGATCGACTGGGCCGCGGCCACGTCGACCCTGCCGGCGTCGATGGGCGACGTGCCCCACTTCAAGCTGACCTGGTCGTTCGAGCGCAGCGACTACGGAACGGGGGTTGCAGACGGAACCCTCGTCCTCAAGTACTGCGAGTTCACCTACGACATCGCCGAGGGCGACGAGGGATCGACCTTCACGATCAACTTCAAGCTGAAGCCCCACAGCACCGACAGCATCGTCGTCACCTGATCCCACCCCGAGAGCCTACGATGTCCGACACCGACACCGCCCCGTCAAGCCTCACCTTCTCCACGCGCATCCTCGGCGACAAGGATCCCCGCGGGCCGAAGGGTTCGCGCACCCCCGTCGAGGAGCCGATCGTCATCCCGGCGGACTTCGCCGTGCTCCACGAGTTGGAGTTCGGCAGGCGCAACGCGAAGCAGGCGCAGCACCTCCACATCGCCGCGGCGAGCATGGCCCTGTGCTGCCCTCGGATGGAGCGGATGCTGGCTCGGAAGACCCCGCCTCTGACCTACGAGGCACACGGGTTCGACCCGATCAAGTTCGGCCGGGCGGTCTACAACTGGCTGATCGGGCAAGGCGCGCAGATCTCCGAGATCAGCAAGGCCGGGCAGGTTCTCGCCCCGTTGATCACGGTCGCCGGGTTCGCGACGGACGAAGCGGTAGGCGCCGCGTTGGGAAAATCTCCGGGCCCCGAGGCGGGCTAACCCTCGCGGCCCTGCGCCTCTCGCTGAAGTACGGCCAGGGCGACCTGCACTGGTTCGAGAAACAGACTCAAGAGGATCGCGCCTTGCTGCTCGCTCTGTACCACCTCGATCACCCTCCGGCCGCACCCGAGCCGACCGTGATCGACAAGCTGCGCGCGTCGGTAGTCGGCGGGCAGTTCCGGGGCCCGCGATGAGCACGCGCTACCGAGACGGCGGGGCTACGGTCACGCTGACGGGCGACCTCGAAGCGTGGGCAGAGCGGGCGATCCGGGGCGCCGCGGGCGATGCCGTCGACGTGGTGCGCGCGGAGCTTCAGACGGTCGCCAACGCCGCAGAAGCGAAGTGGTACGGCCCCCAGGGCGTGCGCCGGCAGACGGGCCGCTCGGGTGACATGGATGTGGTCACGACCATCGACGCCGGCCGGGGCATCATCCGCGTGTCGGTCGGCAGCACGGACACCCGCACGGTGGGCAAGCGAGGCGCGCCCCTCGCAGCGTTCGTCCACCGGGCCAAAAGCACAAAAACCCTGCTGCCAGAGTTCGTATTCAAGCCGGGCAAGGCCGCCATCAAAGCAGCCATCCCCAGAATCGCGGCCATCATGGCTGCAAAGATGAGCATCACCAATGCCTGATATTTCACTCGACGTGGAGGTAAAGGTCCAAAACGCCCTCGCTGAAATGAGGCGACTTTCCCCGACCGCAGACAAGGAGTCGAAGGCGATCGCCGGCTCGCTCGGCAAGGCGTTGAAAGACGCCGAAAAGGCCGCGAAGAAGGCATCGGACGAGCTTGACCGGGGCATGAAGAAGTCCGGCGCGTCCGTCGACGCTGCAGGCAAGGCCGCGGTCAAGCTCCGCGGCGCCCTGTCGAGCATCAGCCCGGCGGCCGGGGGCGTGGCCGGCGCTGTCGACGACGCGGCCGATGCGCTCGAGGCGATGGATATCGCCGCGGGGGCTGTCGGCGTGTCGACGGCCGCCGCTGGTGCTGCCCTTGGGATGGTCGCTGTGGTGCTCGGCGCCGGCTACCTCGCCTGGGTCGCGTACAACGACGAGTCAAGCAAGGCCGCCGAAATTGCCGGCATCGTCGCGACCGCTGAACGCAACCTCGCGCCGCTCATCGACGCAACCCGCATGGCGCAGCTCGACGCCGCAGTCGCCACGGGCGCGATGACCGAAGAGGCGGCGAGGCTCGAACGCGAAGGCATCGCGAGCATGAAGGCGTTTGCCTCGGCAACGGCTGACGCGAGCGCGCAGATCAAGGCCCTACACGCGGGCGAGGGCACGTTCAGCCGGTGGGGCGCCGACCTCATCGAAGCCGCACAGGGTAGCGCGCTGCTCCAGTTCACCAGCCTCGGCACGGTAAACGCGCTCGCGGCGATGACCGAATCGAGCTCCGAGGCACAGGCCAAGATCGACGCGCTGATGGCCGTCGAGCAGCACGCCGCGGAGATCACCAAGGAGGGCACGGTAGCCCGCAAGGCCAGCGCAGCCGCGAGCGCGCACCATGCGGCCACCACGGTGGACCTGACCGCGCAGCTACTCAAGGAGGCCAGCGCCGCGCAAGCCTCCGCCGACAAGTTCGCCGCCCACCTCGCCGCCGTCGAGGCCGATGCCGCCGCCGCCGATGCCATCGTCGAGCAGTCCGGCGCGTTCCGGCTGTCGGAGATCGAAAAGCTGCAGGCGGCCGAAGACGACGCGGTCGGCAGGTACACCGCGAGCGCACAAGCCGGCGCCCTGTCTGTCGAGCATATCGCCGCGGGCGAAGCGACGATCCGGGGCAACTACCAGGACCAGATCACGGCGAAGCTTGCCGAAGAGTCCGCCAAGCGCGCCGAAATCGAGCAGGCCCACCTCGCCGAAGTCGCCGCCGCACAGGCCGCGTCGACGGCCGCAACGCTGGACCAGATCAACCAGGTCTCGTCGTATGCCTCGCAGGCCGTCGGCATGGCGACCACCGCCCTCGACGAGTCCTACGCCAACTCCACCGACACGGCCCAACGGCTCACTGACCAGCTCATCGCGGGCGAGTCCTACTACACGGACGCCCAGAAAGCAGAGCTCTCCGACCGCGTCGAGGCCAACAAGGACGCGGCCCGGAAGGCGTTCTACGCAAGCAAGGCGGCGAAGATGGGCGAGGCCGTCGCATCGTCCGCGCTCGCGGTCATCAACGCGATCGCCGAGGTGCCCTACCCGCTGAACATCGCCGCCGGCATCGCGGCCGGTGTCGCTGGCGGCGTAGCGGTCGGGACCATCGCCAGCACCGAGCCCGCGTTTCACACCGGGTACGCGCCTGACGAGATGCGCGCCAAGGTGCTCAAGTCCGAATCGGTGCTGTCCCCGGTGGCCACCGCCGCGATGGGTGCCGGGCGTGTCGCCGAGGTCAACGCCGGGAAGACGGGCGGGGGCTACTCCGGCCCGGCTCCGGTCATCATCGACCACCGGACCATGAACACGCTCATCAAGCGCGAAATCGCGAACGCCGGGGCCCTGTCGACGGCGCTGTCCGGCGGGCGCATCGTGGGACATCGCACCAACCGCAGAGGCACAAGTGGCTGACGTTACCCCTACCCTCGCAGTACATCGATGCCTCCTCACGCACGATCCCCGGTTCGGTGCCGCAGCCATCTCCCCCAGCGGCACGAACGGCGCCGACTACACCCAGGCCGGCCCCATGCCCGGCACCCCCGCAGGCACGACGACGACCACCCCCGCGCTCGAAGCGTCCGGCGAGCAGGCCAACCGGACGATCGAGGTCTACACGGTGCGCGGCGGCAATCCGGGGGCGGCTGTCGGGCTCATCGCCGACAACTACCCGGCAGGCCCGGCGCAAGCGTGGCGATACTCCGGGGACACTCTGTACCGGGGCTGCGATGCTCCCGACACGATCTCGGAGTTCGAGTTTCTGACCCGCTCGACGGTCGGCGCAGCGTGGCTCGACCCGCACGCCGTCGCCCGCCCCGACGGCCGCGCGTTCCAGGTGTGGCAGGAGTCCGAACGCTACGTCAGCGTGTGGACCCGCCCGAACGGCGGCGCGTGGGCGGCAACGGCAACCCGCCCGTACGACGCCGGATCCGCCGTCTACGCGAGCCCGATCGCTGCGTGCCCGTGTCTGGTCACCCTGCCCGGCAACCGGCTCCTGTGCCTGTTCTACCGCTACCACGCGACCACCCCGGGCATCGTCTCCTGCTCCAGCGACGACAACGGCGCGACGTGGACCGCCCCGCAGCTTGTCGACGGGATCCTGTCCGCACTCTCCCCGATCCGCCCGATCCGCATCCGGGCCGCGTACGGCAACGGGCAGATCTCCATGTTCGTCTGGATTCAGGGCGCGACCGACTCTGTGATCCAGTTCGCCAGCATCGACGGCGGCAACTCGTTTGTGATGGTGACGCTGACCGTCGCCGACACCGACTGCGGATACCCCGAGGTCGTCGCGATCCCGGGGGGCGGGTTTGTGTTGGCGACGATCGAGAGCGATCGCCCGACCACCGGCCTACCCACCCCGCCCCGCACCGCGATCGCCTACGCCCGCCGGTTTTCCAGCGCGTTCGATCTCGCGCTCGCGGTAACGCCGGTGTGTCTGCAGTCGGACGCCAGCACGCGGGAGTGGGGCGTGGTGACCGGGGCCGTCCTCACGGCTGGTGAGCTTGCCATGACCGTAGACGCCGCGGGCGTGATCTGGGTCGTCGGCGTCAACTTCAGCGCGGCCGGGCTCCGAAGCGCGGCTACATGTTCCAGCGCCGACGGGGGCGCGACGTGGGTATTCGGGCCGTCTTCGTGGTGGAAGGGCGGGGACGCGAGCACGCACCCGAAGCGGCTGGCGCTGTGTGCGCAGGGCGCGCGGCTCGTTGTGCCGCACAACCATGCCGCCGCCCCGGCGACTGCGCAGGACTCGGCGGCGGTGCTGTACCTTGGCGGCCCGACGACGGTCCCACAGCCGCAAGCCGTTACGGCGGCGACTCTCTCGTCGCTTGCGAGGGGCTACACCGTGACGTGGGCCCCCTACGATCTGCCCGAGAACGTGGCCGCTACGTGGACATTCGGATCCGTCGGCGCGCCCACGATCAGCCTCACAGGCCAAGGCGTCCGGATCCAACATGGCGGCGCGCTTGACAGTGCCGACTGGACCGCGACCCCGACGACGACGAACGCCCAAGGGCTGATCGCCCTGTTCGACTTCAAGACCGACGCCCTCAACTCGTCGGTGTATGGGATGCTCCGGATTGGTGCCGCGGGCCCGTCGTCCTACGAGGCGCGCGTCGAGGTCACGCCGACGACGATCATCCTTCGGGACATCACGGGTGCCGCGAACATCGCGACGGTCAACACGACGGCGGGCGCGTCGGGCGTCCAGATCAAGATCACGATCGGGGACACCGCGGCCGGAGCTGCGTCGGGCAAGGTGCAGGCGTGGTACCGCGCGTGGGGCAGCAACTCCGACCGCGAATTCATCCTGATCGGCGCGTCCACCGCGCTCGTCCAGGGCGCGTCGATCACTGACCGGATCATGTTCGGCTCGCTCGCGGGCGCTGCTGCCGGCGACGTGTACGTGCGGCTCGTCCAGTACGCGCAGGGCACGGACTGCGGCGTCGGGCTGTACGATGCGGCCAACACGACCACCGCGAAGCTGCTCGGCCAGCCCATCGGCCCGGCGCCCTACCCGCTCGCGGAGACGGGGCTTCGGCTCGCGGGCAGGGCCGGGCCGCTTGTGCCGGGCCACGCGTGGACGATCGCACCCAGGTACGCGCACGGCGTCGAGAACATCGACCCCGCGACGTCTCCGAGCCCCGCGGCCACATGGCGCAGCACGGCGGACAACGTCAGCCAGCGGATCGTGTTCACGATGGCGGAGGCGACCACGATTGAGCAGTTCCTGGCGTCGCTTTACATCGACGGCGCGAACATCCCGGGCATCGACTTCGACGCGTGGAACGGCGCGGCCTGGGTGACGATCGCCGCCCTCGACCTGCGGATCGGAACCGCGCTCCGGTACGCCCGGGCCGGCGAGATCGTGCGGTGCAACGACACGGGGGCGGGCGGGATTGCCAACTACATCGACCGCGGGGCCCTGCGCAACTGCACCTGGAGCACGGGCGCTGGTGGTGTTCGCCGGAGGATCCGCACCAACACGGGCGGGCGGTGGGTGACCTCTGCGGCGTTTACGACCACGCGCCCGACTGTGATCCTCGACTCGTTCGTCGTCGGCGACCCGGCGGCCGGAGCTGCAGGCGAGATCTGGAGCCCCCGCGGCTGCGCGGTGTTCCGTGGGGCGGCCACCGCGTACAGCCGGTACAGCCTGCACATCGCTGCCCAGACGACGGCGGAGGGCTACTACGAGATCGGGATCGGCATGGTCGGCGGGCTCACGGTCATCGGCGCCCCCGACACGTCGCGCCAGCTCGCGTCCGAGACGAACACCGAAACGGTCAAGGCCCGCAACGGCTCGCGCTCGAAGCGTCGACTCGGACCCCCGCCCCGTGTCGCCCAAATCGCGTGGTCGGATGGCCTCGACACGTCGAACATCCACGACACCAGCCCCGACTACGTGACCGACTACCAGGGCGGCTACCCGATCTCGGCACCCGCCGGCATCGCGGGCGACATCACGGCGATCGTGGAGGAGAACGACGCGACTCCGATCGTGTACCTCCCCGTCGTGCCCGTACCTGCCGCAGCGGCCACCGTGACGAGCATCACGGCACGCTCGCTCATGCTCTACGCCGACATCACGAGCGACGTGATCCAGACCGACGTGGCGGCCGGTGACGAGCACGTTGGCGCCGGAGCTGGGGAGTACGTGCGAGTGTCGACCGTCCGGATCGAGGAGGTTCTGTGAGATCCCACCTGTTGCTCGAAATCGACTTCGGCGGGCGCATCCTCCGTGTCGCCGATGACGCGCTCGAAGTGTACGACGCCGACTCAACCACCTGGCTGCGCTACACCCCCGGGATCGACGCGCTCACGGTCTCCTCGGCGCTCAACTTCCTGTCGTCATCCCCCGGCGCCGTCTCTGTCCCTGTCGAGTGCTACCTGCCGCTTGACCTCGCAGCCGAAGACGCCGCGGGCCACCGCTTCGAAGGGTGCCCGGCGACGATCAGCCTGTGGGACGACGGCGACGACTACGCAGCCCGCACCGTGCTGGCCTCCGGGCTCGTCACGGGTGCGGAGTTCGGCGAGGAGGGCGAGTCGGTCGCGTTCAGCGTGGAGCGCCCGGCGTCCGTGTCGGCCGCGCTTGCCATCCCGGCCAATCAGCGCGTCGACGGGGTGACGTGGCCCGACTTCATCACGAACATCGACGTGACCGAGCTCGGCATCCCCTACCCGCGGGTGTACGGAAGGCCCGGCTGGATCTCTGCGTCGTCGTGGGTCACGGGCTCGCAGCTCGCGTGGTTCGCGTACAGCACCCCGGGCGGGGCGGGCTCGCACCCTCCGGTCGGCGCCGACTTCGTAGCAGTCATCGCCGGCCACCGCATCGACATGTCGTACATCCAGGTGAACTACGACGCCCGGATCGCGGGTGAGCAATTCGCCGTCTACCACACCTTCGACGGGCGCGGACAGGAGGTGGCGGTGATTTCGAAGTGGGCGAACTACCCCACGAACGACGCGAACACGGTGGTCGACGGCGCGGGGCAGACGATCCGCGGGATCATGTACGCGGGCCCAAGCCCCGTCATCGGCGCGCCCGTCGCGGCGTTCGTCGGGTGGACCTCGCCGGTGTCAACGGACACGGGTGGGCTTTCCCCGGTGGCCGGCGATGTCATCATGGACCAGCTCCGGCTCGCCGGTGAGCGCGTCGACTACGCCCGGTTCCAGGCCGCCGCCGCGCTGCTCACTGGCTACCGGTTCGACTGCGTGATCGACGACGGGGCGGCGAAGGCGATCGACTGGCTGCAATCGAACATCTACCCCCTGCTGCCGGTCTCCATCGAAAGCGGCGAGGACGGCAGCTACCCGATCGTGTGGCGGTACGATGCGACCACCTCGGATGCAACGGCCCGCCTCGACGCCGACACGGACGCGCGGATCACCCGGGCGGGCAAGGCGAAGGACGACTCCAGCGAGGTCGCCAACGCGTTCAGCATCCAGTACCGCTACAGTTTGCGCACCGGCAGCTACACGGAGACGGCCACCCGGGACGCGTCGACGTGCCCGTATTGCGCGGAGAGCGAGCGCCGCTACGGCCGGATCGAGAAGGCGATCACGACGGTGGTGGTGTACGACGAGGCCACAGCACAGAGTGTGCTCGCGTGGCAGGCGCGGGCGTTCACAAGCCCCCGCCGCCGGGTGCCGTACCTCGTGCCCCGGTCCTACGGGCTCACCAAGGGGCAGATCGTGACGCTCACCGACAGCCGGGTGGCCTACGCCGATCGGCTGTGCCTCGTCGCCGACGTCCAGGTTGACGGCAGCGGGATCGACGGCGTGGAGCTGCTGTTCATTCCCGACCCGTTGCGAGACTGAAAACCGGGCTATGCTCCCGAAACTGTTGGAGTTTTCATGCCGTACGCGCCAACCGCCGACCAGACCCCCACCATCGACGTGGTTGGCGGGCGGACACACTACCGCTGGACCGTGAACGAAACCCTCGCCAGCCAGACGACCGAGTTCGTGATCGCGGGTGCGCCGCTGGTCGGGACGATGACGCTCTACGAGGCGAAGCTGACCGCCGGGACGGGCACGCTCATCAACCCGCGGATCGGGCGTACCGCCGGGTTCGCGCTCACGGACGTCGGCGCGCGCACCAACGCGACCACCGCGGCCCGGATCGATGACGCGGCGAGCGTCCGCTACACCAGCACGACCGGCAAGCTCTACTGCCGCAACTACCCGAACAACGCCGCGGCCGATCACTCGATCTCCACCGAGATCGTGATCGTCGCAGGGCACATCTGATGGCCTGGAACCAAGCCACATCGCCCTCGCTGGCGTCCATCGGCGCAGAGGCCGCCGGAGCAGCCGCCGCCGCCCAAGCCGCCGCGATCGCCGCCAGCCAGCCCGCAGACGCCGACCTTTCCACCCTTGCCGCGAACGGCGCCCCCGGCACAACCGGCCTCGCCCTGCTCGCGACGACCACCCCGGCAGCATCGCGGACCACGCTGGAGCTCGCCCCCCACGTCGCAGCCGCCGCCCCCACCGCCAACGACGACAGCGGAGACGGCTACTTTGTCGGCAAGGTGTGGATTGACACGTCCGCGAGCCCTGCGGCCGTCTACGTCTGCACCGACGCAACACCCACGGCCGCCGTCTGGTGGACCGCTTCTGGAGGAGGATCTACCATGGAGATCGGACACAGCTACGATCGGCTTGACCCCGTCACGGTGGGCTCCGGCGCCCGATTCTTCGACGAGGACAGCCTGGTGGCCTACACATCGACGGGGGTTGCCACGCCCGGGTGGGTCGTCGAACTGGGCGGGGCGTTCGGCCCGGACAAGGCAGGGATCCTCTGCACAAGCGTCGGAGCCTACCTGTCCGGCATCAACGGCGCCGCGTACACTGCCGGCAACATCACGATCGCGATCCTGTTCTACCTGGACAGCACCATCGCAGGCGACAAGGCGATCGGCGCGTTCGGCGCGCGTTCGGCGGCGCACGGGGTGGAGATCCTGCTCGGCACGTCGGGCGGAAACACGCTGCTGAAGTCGTACCAGAACGGCACGTTCACGACGATCAAGACCTTCGCCGGGGCGCTTGCGACCGGGTTGCACTGCGTCTGTGTCTCCGTCATCGCGGGTTCGAAGTGGCGGTTCAGCTTCGACGGCGAGGCCGTCGCAGATGTCTCGCTCGGCGCTGCCTACGCCACCCCGACGTCGGCCACGCTTGCCTTTGGAACCTCGGCGTCCCCCGACGTTCCGCTCCCGGGCAAGGCCATCGCTATGGGCGTCTGGAACTCGCAGCTTTCAGACGCCAACATTGTCGCGCTGGCAACCCTGCCCGGGACGCCGACGTATCGCCTCCCGATCACGGCGAGCACCGGCATCCCCGCGATCTGGGTCGAAGCGAACCGGTACGACGAGACGCTCCCGGCGCAGCTGCGGGCGCGCGGTACCACCCCGCTCGTCGTGCAAACCGGCGTCCGCAAGTGGACGCCGTGATCCGCCGTTTCCTCCGCCGCATCGAGGCCCGCTTCTGGCGCGCGTGGGATCGCCTCACGTGCGCCGACTTCAGGTACTGACGTGCCCTCCGAAAACGCCACCGACCTCCCCGCTGTTGAGGCCCGCATGTCCCCTCTCGATACCGACACCGATACCGAACCGACCTACACCGAGCCCGCGATCCCGCCCGGGGTCTCGGAGGACACTGCGTTCTCGATTCGCACGCAGTCCCGGCAGCACTTCGAGCGCATGGGCGAGTCGCGGGCCACCCGTCGCGCCCTCGCCATCCGTCTGGAGCGCATCGAAAGCGACCTCGCCGAGAAGCCCGGGAAGATCGAGGTGCGCGCGCTCATGTCGTTCGTCGGCATGGTGTTCCTGCTCGTCCTGTTTGCCGCGTTCCAGAAGAACGGGATAGACGGCGATCAAGCAGCGCGGAGCGCCACCGGTGTGATGCACACGATCTCTGGATCCTCCACCGTTACCTCCGCGCCGGAAGCACCATGACCCCCCTCCGCAAGCTCGTCCTCGCCATCCTCTCCGCCGTCGTCCTCGCCCTGGGTGCCTACGTCGCGTCCCTGTCCGAGTCCGATCCCCCGCCGTTGGTGCCCGTCTCCGTGCCTGTGCCCGCGCCTGACGCGCCGGAGGCCACCGGCGACGGTTCCGGGCCCGCCCTTGCGCCCGCTTCGCCGACCGTGACGGCTCCGGTCGATGCCTCCCCCACTCACCCCGAGGTGCTTTGATGGACTCCGAACAGCTTGACGCGTGGTTCAGCTACCACGCCCCGACTGCCGACACGGCCCCCGAGTACGCGAAGATCCGCACGGCAGAGGATGCGACCCTGTTCGCGTTCGGCCACTGGGAAGCGTGCGTCGACGAGCCGCCCGCCCTCGCGTACCAGGACATCAATCGGGCGTCTCGCGCCTTCGCGGAGGCTGTACTTGAGTCGAGGATCGACGGCGCGATCTGTCGGTTCACGCCGTGCGCAGATCAGGTGCGGGCGGTCGATTGCATCCGCCTCGCCCGCAACGCCGCCAACGAGGCGATCACGCAGGATGGTGGGGCTCGCGCCCGGCTGTTCGCGATGGCGCGCACGGAGATCCAGAAGGCACGATGGCTCGCAAACAGCGCCATTGCCTGCGGGGGGAAGTGATGCGCGCCAAACACTTCCGCGCCGCCGTCAAAGCCCGCAAGCCCGCCCTCAAGGAGATGGCCGCCCGCTTCCTGGCTGACGGGCTGTCCGAGGCCGACACGATCCGCGAGATCGTCGAGATTGTCGATCACGGGATCGACTGGGTCGCGCTCGGCTCGGCTGTCGGTCCGGTTGGCGCTGTCGTCGGGGCGATCCTTGAGTCGGCTGACGGGCCGGTCGCCATTGCGGTGGTGACGCCGATTGTGCGGGCGGTGAACAAGGGGCGGGCGAAGGCGTGAACCTCACGCTCACCCGCGACGTGCTGGCGCCGGACTGGACGCTCGGCATCCTGCACGTCGACGGCAAGCTGATGGGCTACACCGTCGAGGACTACGACCGGCTGCACATGGGCGGCACGAAGATCCCGAAGGTCACCGCGATCCCCGCCGGCCGCTACCGGGTGCGCGCGACCTGGTCCCCGAAGTACCAGCGGCTTGTGCCCGAGGTGCTCGACGTGCCCGGCTTCCGCGGGATCAGGCTGCACCCCGGCAACGACGCCGACGACTCCGAAGGCTGCATCCTGCCCGGGCTGTCGAGGTCCGTGCGCGAGGGCAAGGTGTTCCACAGCGCGGACGCGTGCCGGTGGCTGGAGACGCAGATCGCCGCGCACGACACGTGGATCGAGATCGGCTACTCGGTGCCGGCGGGGTTTGAGGCGGTGCCGTAGCCGGTCTGTCGGCCGTCGTGCATCAGCCGCCCCTCGATCGCGTCCCGCCAGGAGCAGTATCCGCGCGGCGGCATAGGGTCCTCGGCTGCCGCTCGCTCGCCGTAGATGGTGCCTGCGATGATGTGGGGCGATGTCCATAGCCCATACGGGCGATCACGCAGGCCGAAGTAGCGGAGCATGCCCGACTCCTCTACGAGCACATCTACGAACGGCGGGGCCGGGCTCATCGCCCACGCCTCACCGCGCTCGATCCCAGCATCCCGCGCGACCTTCGCCTCGGCCGGCGCATGGCTGTGCCACAGGGCCCACAGCCGTTCTATCGCCGTGTCGGTCAGGTAGACGGTATTCATCGCCGCGCGCTCGTCAGCAGGTCGGCGAGGACGGCGGCGTATTCGGCGGAGGTGCGGCGGGTCATTTGGCGGCCTGCTGTGAAGGAAGAGAGTAGACAAACCGGCGGGCGGTCACCGCTCGCGACACGATCCGGCCCGACCCGCAGAGCACGGCGAGCGCGCTGCTGACGGTGCGGATCGAGCAGCCGAGACGCTGCTGGATCTCCTGACGGCTGCACTCGTGACCGGCCTCCGCGAGCACGAGCGGCACCCGGTGCGTGATCGGCAGGTCGGGCATGCGGGCGAGCCAGTAGACGCGCGGGCGCAGATCCTCGCTTTCGACCGCACCGGAGACGACGTGCGTGTTGAGCATCGTTCGGACGTTCGACGCGTCCGTGCCGGCGAGTTTGGCGATCGCGTCGGCGGTGCTGCCCGGGTTCGCGCCGAGGATGGTGAGGATGTGGGCGGTGCGGGAGCGGGGCGGGGTCACTTGGCCGCCCGGAACGTCACGCCGTGCGACTCGACAAGCGCGCAGCCGGGGACGGCCCGGCCACCCTGTATGGCAGCCTTGATCGCGGCCTTGTCCGGCGAGGTGGTGACGACCACGCGCACGAACTCCGCGGGCAGCTCGGCAGCATCGGGCGGGGTCGCCACGCTCGTCGAGGTCGTCAGCCACGCGCTGAACGTCGGACGCGAGACCTTGGGCGACTCTCCGAGCAGGGCCATGCCTTCGAGCAGCATGACGGCGCGCGCCTTGACGTGCTCGGACTGGCGAGCCATCCGCTCGCGGGCCGCTGCGATGGCGTCGGCCTCCGCTTTGAGCAGCGCGTCGTCAGACTCGAATCGCGTAAGCACGTAGCGGATAGCGCCGATCTTGTCGGCCGCCCCGTCGAGGTACTCAGCCAGACGCGGGGCAAGCACGTCGGGCGCTACGCCCTCGTCCGATTCGAGGTCGGCGGCGATGTGGAGAGCGAGGCTGTAGAGGTCGATGCTGGTCATGCCGACACGGCGATGGTCGCGACGATGCGCGCCGGCATGGTGGGTGGGAGGCTTGGATTTTGCATGTTGGCTCCGTTGGGGTTCACCGCCGAAGGCCCGCCCTGCGAACAGGAGCGGGCCGGGCGGGTTGGGTGGGCTAGAACGGGATGTCTGTATTGGTCTCCGGCTCGCGTGCCGGCCGGTTCTCGCGTCGTGGCGGGCCGTCGTCGCGCTTGGGCTCCAAGTTCTCGAACGAGCGAACGTCCATGCACAGCGTGGTCCGCTTGTCGCCCTCCTTGCCCGTCCATTCGTCGTTGTAGACGTCGCCGGTGATGGCCGCACGCCCGCCCTTCGCGAGCCATTGCGCGGCGCGGTCGCCCTGCTCGCCCCACAGGATCGCCTTGACCCAGGTGGTCTTCTTCTTCTCGCCAAAGCCGTGATCGGTGGCGATCGTGAAGCTAGTGATCGTCTTCCCACTGGGCGTGCTGCGGGTTTCGGGGCTGGATCCGAGACGGCCCACTACGGTTGCGCTAAACATGACTACTCCTTGGATGGCTGGTTGGATTGGATGGCCGCGAGCGCGTTCTGTCCGCCCTCGGTCGCGAGAAAGGCGAGGAACGCATCCCGGTTGGCTTGCGGGAGGCAGGACGGACGCGGGCGGCCCATGTGCTCGGCAATGGCATCGGCCTCCGACTTCGACACACCCAGCTCTGCGAGACGAGCGAAGTAGCGGGGCATCCCGGCCGTCCAGCTCGGGTCGTGATCGGCCTGCCGCTCGGCCTTGGCCGCGGGCGACTCACGCTTGGCCTTGGGGGCGGGCTCCGGCACACCCTGGCCGGCGTTGCCGTCGTCGTCCGCCGGGCCGATGCCGACGGCCGCCATGAGGCCATAGCGGCGTAGGTACGTCAGCACGGAGCCGATGGACTGCGGGCCCGCATCCTTGCCTGTGGCGGTCGCCGTGCCGCAGTCAAGCACCTGGCCGGAGACGTGCCGGAGTTCGGTGGTCACGCTCACGCGGGCCCCCTCGGTCGCGACCCGCTGGACGAAGGCGAGGCCGTGCCCGGAAAGCGGGCGGCACGCCTCGATCACGCTGGCGAGGTCGGCATACTTGGAGCGGAAAGCGGGGTTGTCGCGGTCTTTGAGGGCGGGGCCCATCTCGGCCTGTGCCTTGGAGAGTGCCGCGTTGAGATCGGGGGTCGGGTCCATGTTGGTCCTTGTGTCAGTTGGAAGTGCGGTAGGTCGCAGCAAGCCCCGCCGCACTCGGCGCCGGGCCCCAGAAGACGGGCTGCAACATGGCGGCCACCGCGAGCAGGACCAGCCCGAGCGCGGTGGTGAGGGCGACGGCCTCGGAGAAGGTGATGGGGTCGGGGTAGCGGTCGTTCATGGCAGCGCCTCGAACGCGTCGAGCGCGTGCCGTTCGACAATCTCGTGCGCCCGGTCGGCACTTTCGGCCACGCGGCACGCCTCGACATAAGCGGCGTGCAACGCGGGGTCGTCGGTGGAGTAGGCGGCGCGGGCGGCTCCGAGCGCAGCACGGGCGGCGTCACGGATGGCGATCGCGGCGCGGTATTCGGTGGGTGTCATGGCTCTCTCAACTCCGCCAAAGTCGGCGGCGGGACGTAGGGTGACGGGTCGATGATTTCGGAGGCTTCGAGGTACAGCGCGACCGGCATGTGGCGGACCATCACGGGGTTGGCGAGGATGCGGCGGAGGACGTCGCATACTTCGTCGTGGTCGATGTGGGCGTTTTTGGGGGTCATGCCACACGCTCTTCGGCCATCGGCGCGTCCCGGTACTCGAACGTCTGGATCCGGACGCCGTCAAGCGTGCCCGTCAGCGCCCTGTGCTGCCGCGTGGGCTGGTGGTACGCGTCGGTCCAGTCGCCCGTCGTCACGTCCGCGCAGCCGGCGGGCAGGTCGTCGCCATCGATCGTCACGGTGAACGCGGGGTAGGCGACGGATACGCAGAAGACGACGACGCCGTAGTCGTCGCAGAGCTGGGCGACCTGGCGGAGTTGAGCGGGGGTGATCGGCATGTGGGCTCCGTGGGGTGAGGTTTGTTCAGGCTGTGCGGCGGGCAAAGATGGCAAGCATGGAGAGGGTTGCCGCGTGGATCGCTTCGAGGTCCATCTCGCCAGCGGGGTTCTGCATCCGCCACCGGATCGCCTCCAGACGCCATGTGAAGCAGGGATCGGCGGGGAAGTGCCGATCCGCAGACATCGCGGCGGCCTGGAAGTCCTCCCGCGTCGGGTTGCCCGGCAAGGGCTCGCAGACGAACGATGCGCGCAGGGGCCACAGCTCGGGCGGGCAGTCGGCAGGCGGCTTGACGCCGAAGCCTGCGGGGTTGACGCCCCAGACCGCACAGGCACCACGGATGATCCCGCCGTCGATGTTGCCCCAGGTGCGGGAGTCGCAGCGGTTTGCGTAGAACTTCCGGGCTGCGTCAACGTCGCCGCTCCGGATCAGGCTGGAGAGCTCGCGGGCTTGGGCTTGACGGGCGGTGGTGGAGTTGAACATCGGGGGCTCCGTGGAGTGAGGCGGCCCGGGGTTCGGGCTCGCTCTCACATTCCCACCATATCGGAACGGGTCACGGGGCGCAAGCAGATCGGGCGTCTTTTTTCCGGCTTGACGGGAATAGCTCCGACGTGGTAGGAGGGGTCATGCCAGCAACCCCGCTCACCGTCCTTCTCGCCGACCGCATGGCGGCGCTCGATCTCACTCCCGCCGCGATCGTCAAGGCGACGGGCGCCGGGCAGTCCAGCGTCTACAGTTGGATCGCCGGCGACCACCCGCCCGCGCCGAACCGACTCGCCGATCTCGCGGCCGTGCTCGACGTGCCGCTCCGTGACCTGCTCATGGCGGTTCACGGGTTCGACGCAAGGGAGACGCCATGACCGAACGCGTTTACTGCCCGGATGGCCGGTGGTTCACCCTCCGCGCCGATGTTGACGGCGGGGGCGACCTGTGCCGAATCCGCGCGACGACCGGCCGCGGGGCCCACCTGATCGACGTCGTCGACCCGATGCCGGCGACAAACTCCTGTGCCGCCGATGTGCGGGCCCGGATGGTCGCCGCGATCAAGGCCATCCCCAGCGTCTACCTCGACCCGCCAGCACCCCCGACCGCCTCCCGCATCGACCGGATCCGCGAGCTCACCGCCTGGGTTGCCGAGCTGGACCAGTGCGAGGCGCGGGCTGTGGAGTTGCGTGGGCTGATCGAGGGGGCGGCGCTTTGATCTCCCCCAAGCCCAACCCGGACGCATGGCGCGTCCTCGCCCTCGTCGTCGCGAACCCCGGCCAGCTTGACGCCGAGGCCATCGGGCAACGGCTGTGGAGGCCGGCGCTGACCTCGACTGCGGACTATCTGCGGGTGCGGGCGTCGATCCTGGCCAGCTCGCCGGAGTGGTCCGAGCGGGCGTCCGTGGTTCTCGCGGCGCTCACTCGGCAGGGGTTGATCGCGAGGCGCCGCGGGCCGATGCTCTCCGAGGAGATCCGCGGTCCCGATCCCTGCGTCGATATGGTCCTGTGGGCGGCCGATGTGCTCGCGGCGTCCGATCACGCGTTTGCGGAGGACTCCGGGCGCGCGATCAACCTGCTTGTTTACCTCGTCATGTTCGGGCCCCCGTCGGTCGGCATGTGGGCCGGAAGCTCACCGAACGGGGCGACCAAGCGCGCCGTCTCCGCGCTCTACGAGGCTGGGATCGTCGTGCCGCCTTCGTTCAGGTGGGCGACTTCGGCGGGCGTTGCGCTCATCGAGGGTGAGTCGTGATCGGCGCCCCCGTCATCATCGGGATCGACCCCGGGACCGCCTGTGGATGGGCCATCCTCCGCGGCGACGGCACCCGGATCGCATCGGGGACCTGGGACCTCTCGTCACGCCGTCACGAGGGCGGCGGGATGCGATACCTCCGTGTCCGTCGGCACGTCGAAGAGATGCTGTCGCAGTTCACCGTGCAGCAGCTCGCGTACGAAGAGGTGCGCCGGCACATGGGCGTTGACGCCGCGCACGTCTACGGCGGGATCGTCGCCATGATCGGATCGGTGTGTGAGGAGCGCGCGGTGCCGTTCTCCGCGATCCCGGTGGGGACCGTGAAGAAGCTGGCGACCGGCAAGGGCAACGCCAGCAAGGACATGATGGTGCTCGCCTCCCGGGCCATGTGGGGCGACGACGCGCCGCGCGGGCTTGGGGAGGATGACGAGGCCGATGCGCTGTTCGTCGCGCTGGCGGCTGTGCGGGGGCTCGCATGAACACCCTCGAACGCCGCCTGATCTCCATCGGCCGACTCGTCACCGTCGAGCAGCGTCGGATCGGCGTCGATTC